TTTAAGTCGGCGATAGAACTTGATTTCGCTTTGCCAGAGTATTCCTTGGACTGCTTGCTGCAACTGATAGCGAGCAATTCTTTCATCACACCACTTCGCTTTGTCAAGGCACCGCTTGTATTTCTGATAACGGAGTTCGTCCTTGTCAGTTTCGAGCAGTGCAGCCATCATTGGCAAGTGACGAAGTTTGTCTTCAAGTTCTGCAATTACTTTGTCAGCTTCGGACTTGAGATAGTAATTGTTCCCATTCGCCTTACCAACCAGAGATTCTATTTCGTCGGGCTGGTACGCAAACACTTCTTTCAGTTCGGTCATTTGTACTCCTCCGCCTTGGTTCGGCACTTGCGTTCTACTACCTCCCACTTGTGCTCTTCTGTACTGAGTAATGGATTGTATAGCGCCATAATGCCGAAGCTCTTTTTGAGCTTCTTGGCTATCATAGCTCGGTATGTCCACAGCGCGCGTTTTGCTTTGCGGTTCTCGGCCTTGAGTTCCGTGATGGCTGCGTCCACTTCGAACTTGAGGTACAAATCACTGCTTTCTATCGTGCCGATGCATGGTATTTCAATTTTGATTGGTGTTGTCAATTCTGTGCTCATTTGATTTCCTCCGTCCACGGATAAAGCATCTTACTGATGTCAGCGAGGCTTTTCGGTGTCTTGATACCCTTGGCCCTGCGAGTCTTCGTGTCACCGAGGAAAGTGCGGATGTGGTCTTTGCGACCCCACAACCAGAAGTTTTCGTCAAGGTCACGCTGGTACTGGGTATAGTCAATCTTGTCCTTGAACTTCTCCAAGTCCTTGATGTCGAAGGCATACACGCCATAACGGCTCTTGATGCTCCCGTTCTTCGTGTCCATCAAGTCATTGGAGAACTGGACAGTTCCGGCCTCCGGCACATCACGGGTAGTCCAGAGGAAGTAATAGTTCTTGTGCTCAAACGGCTGGCCATTGAAAGCTGCATAGCGGTTGTTGGAAGCCTTGTGCCACTTGTAGATAAAGTCAGTCCAGTCATACTTGCTCCAATCAAGTTTCAGTTCCGGTTCGAGCAAGTTATTGAAGAGTTCATAGACGACTGCTTTTTCGTGGTTCTTGTTAATTGCGTCGGAGTAGTCGAGACCACGGCCATCGAGGAGCTTGCCATCCTTGTCGTACACTCCGTAGTTGTTCACATCACGGAAGTAGCTGCGTTCGATGACTTCCTCTTCAAAGAGCATTTCGTACTTTTTCAGCATCTGGTCGCACTTGATGCGGAGTGCCTTTGCGTTTTCCTCACCACGGACAAACACGGAGTCAGTGTTGATTTCGATGACATCATCCCAGTTCGGGCAGGCAAGTGCAAGTTCCAAGATGCAGAGCTGGCAGATGTAGCACATCGCTTCACCGGCAGCAGGGTCGTATGCGACAGACGCACCGCTGCGGATTCTGAAACCGCCGCTCAATGCGTTCAGCACGAGAATCTTGTAGCCCAAGTCGAGGTCGGGCCTGTATTCGGGAGTGCCTTTCATGTGCTTGATGGCGAAACGCTTTTCCATCATTTCGTGCCAACGCTGGAGGGCCATCGGAGTCTTGAGCAGGAGCCAGTGCCAGATGCCACGGGGATATTGGGAGGCCACATCGAAGCAGAAAAGCTTGCCGTGTTCGCCCTTGACGATGTAGTGGCAGCCACCCTTTCCGAGCTGTACACCATTGTAAACGCACTTGGCAGCCAGTTCTTTCTTTTCCTTTTCGGTGACAGCCGGAGTCTTGGCCAAGAGCCTAATCATATCCTTGACTTCTTCCGGTACATCGAACTCATTGAGGTCGAACAAGTCGAGAGGGTTGTTTGTCTTCGGAGGAATCGGGGCAGTTGTCTGGTAGATGATACCGGCAGCTACCGCCTGTGCAGTACGGTCGAACTTGAACGGGAGATTGCTCGGCCATTCGTGTTCGAGGATTGCCTTACGGGCAGGAAGCGTGTGGTACTTGGTCTTCTGTTCACCGCTCCCGAAACGCCAGAACACCATAGAAGTAGCCCAAACATCGTGGAAGCAGTAGTCGATAATTTCCTGCTTCATTTCGTCAGTGAGGTGCTGGTTTGGATTGTAGGGGAGTTCCCTGATTGGGAGGTTAAGGTACATTTCCCACTGCTTCAAGGATTTTCCAAGTAGGCAGTTGTTTAACAAGTCGAAATGCTTTGCATCCCACGCTGAACAGTGATAGAAGTTTCGGGTGAGAGGGTTACGGTTGTCGTCGTAACCGATAAGTGCGTCGCCGTCCTCGTGGACGTAGTGACAGTTGGTCATACCCATCTTGCGAATGTCTGACTTCATCTTGGCCAGCACGGGCAAGTCGAATCGCATACTGTTGTAGCCGATGATGTAGTCAGCGTCAGCGAAGTACGAGTTGATGTCGGTCATATCAGGCTGAAAGATATTGCCTGACTTGTCCGAGCGTACGCAGATTCTTGAGAGTTCTGCGTGTGTAACTGAATCGTAAGTAATTCCGCAGAAGCAGAAAAGCTCATCGAAAGTTTCAATATCGAAAAATGCAAATTTCACTGCACTCTCCCAGTTAAGTGTTTATTGGTCTGCCGTGATGTTTTCACGCCAAATTAATATTGCATTTTTCGGGTCTATTTCTCCACATTCATCGTAAAATATTCATCGTAAAATATTCATCGTAAAATATTCATCGTAAACACACGTAAAAGCCCCTATTTTGCTAGGGGCTAGGTAATCTAGGGGAGAAAATAAACGGGTTATTTGCCCATCTTCTGTTTAATCTATTGGGCTAAAATTTCTACATCATAAATTTGCAATTTATGCAATGCAGACGTTCCCACTTCGGCTAGGATGGAGTTGCCGCTACCGACATTACGCCACTCCACGACCTTGTTGTTCTCGCCTGCCTGGCCAAGCTTGCGGTAATGGGGCTGGCTGAATGTCAGTCCACGGTTGGTCGAGAGTGCGATGTAGATTTCGATATTGCAGTCAGCGTCCTTGTTGGCCTGCTCCAAGAAGTCGTCGGCATAGCGGCCAGTGTCCATCGTGATTGCGATGCGTCTGAATATCACACGCTTCTGGAACTGGGTGAAGCCGTCCCTGATGTAGCGGTGGATTCGCTTGCCGTTGCTGGTCAGTCTGATGTTCTCGTCAAACTCAAGGATGTCACCGTGGATGCTTGCGGCGAGTTCACCGTAGATGGAGCAGGCGACCGGATTGGGTTCCTCACGGGGAGGCTTCCAGCTAGACCAGCGGCCCTCCCTGAACAGGAAGCCGGAGCTTTCACTTTGGCGGACAAACAGGTAGTTTTCGTGACGCTGCGTGATAATTTGCAAGTCGAGAGGTGTCCCAAGTCTCCGTTCGATTTCCGGAGTGCTAATCTTCGCAAATCCGTCAGTGAACATTCCAATCCCCTCGTGACCACAAGCGTCCTTGCAGATTATGAACAAGGTATCTTGGATGATGAGTGGGGAACGGCCACCGATGTGAATGACTTGCGTGGTGTTACTTTGTATAGGACTGTCCTCTTGACCAGTACGACCCCACACCTCGATGGAGTGAGTGTTAATAAAGTAAAGCTGTCCCTTGAAACTTGCGATGTCCACAAGTTTGTCTGCACTGTTAGTCGAGGAGTACCAAGAGTTCCACAACGGGAAGCCGCTTTCCTGATAGGTCGGGCACTTGTCCACTGACCTAAAGAAATAGGCAGGGTCGGTTCGGCTAATCCATACAGTGTTCCGTTCGCTGCTACGCATCACAAGCTTGTTGTCGAACCAGCATACGCTTGCGGCATAGGAAATACCGTCAGCGTCCTCATCGTAGGAGTCCGGATGGATGTTCTTGAACTTGTCAAACACATTCGGGTACACGATGCCGTCACGGGGAGTTCCGGTATTGGCACCGGGCACTGACATTCCGGGAAGCACTTGCATATTCACGATGAAAGGGTCTCTCGTGATGTCGCCGCTCGGGTTGGAAGTCGTGTTCCACATATAGATGTACTGGCCGTCGCACATGAATACGACAGTCGGCTTGATTCCGGACTCGCAGAAAGTAATCTTGCCGTCACTCAAGGTCTGGAAGATGTGGAAAGCGTCGCCGTACCAGCACTGCATCTTCACCGGTGCAGTGTAGTCGGTCTTGTCAGCGTTGAGCTTCGACACCCACAGAGAGCGGCCAGAGACGATGTAGATGTTATCTTCCGAATCCTTGAAGCACCCACGGAACTTTCCCTGCACTGGGTCGCCAAGCAGGAACTTAACCTTGTCGCCAACACGGTCGAGGCAAGTATCGCCCATAGGGAGCATATTCATATACTCGCTGACAGCTAGGCCGTCGTGGTATTCCACGATACCGTTGAACTTACCCATAGAAACCTCCGCTGTAACCTCTAGGGCCTACTCGGAATCCGCCGCCGTTACGGAGAGTGTCGCCGATGAGTCTGGGGACATCCGCCTTATGCTCCACGGTGGTCTTGTTCTTCAAGAGCGACTGGTAGTAGATGCCGGTGTTCTTGTCCAAGTTTTCTGCACCGTTTATGTCATAGAAGTGGGCCAGCCTAGCCGCAAGTCTGGAGACGATGTACGGCCTGAACTTCTCCGGTGCGATGAGTTCGCCCTGCCACGGGTGAGGTTCCTCGTAGGAGTTCACAATCTGGATTGGCACCGGAACTACGAGCAACGCTTCCGAGCTTCCGTAATTGGGCGTGAAGCGTACACGGAATTTCTTGGTGTAAGCCTCGACCATATAGACGAGCTGGCAGTGTCGGTACTGTGCAGAGACGAACTCGCCGGCCTTTTTCGGTTCAAGTCTGGCA